GTGCGTTCGCAACAACTTCAACCCCAGCAGCAATATATTTAAAAGCTTCGTCAGAGATTTCACCCTCTCCTGTACCTTTAACTATAGCCATTACCTCTTCTCTTAATTCCGCTGGAATGTCAAGAGATAGTTGAATGCCTTTATTTTTAATATATACCATGTTTTTCTCCTTAACTAGTTGGTAATGTTTCATAGCTAGAGGTATTAAATAAAACTTGAGTTCCAAATAATAGATCTCCTCTTGCGGTTAATTGTCCGTAACTTGTACCCACGTATTCTACATCATAACATGTGCCTTCCATATCAGGATAAGCCATAATGACCTGTCTACATTTATTAGCTAAATCAATATTACGGTCTAATGATTTAGATCTTGATTTTACTTTTGTAAGAACGTTTATACTAACGGTTCTATCAACACTATCTTGACCCGCAAATTTATGGTCTCTTCTTTCTTCTTCAATAGCAACAAACACAACCGGGTACACTGGCTGTGGCGGTAAAGTAAAACTTTTTAAACTTCTAACACTACTTAAAATAGCAGAACTTAATTTTGCAGTTTTTAAAACTCCAGTAACTTTATCAACTAACGTTTTAGTATCAGTTTCTGAAACCATTAAACTCCTAGAAGTACTAGGAGCATCACTATCAGTAATTACTGGATCATAACTATGGGCTTCTATTTCTATTGCCCCTGTTTGTAAAAATCCATTTCTAAAAGTAGTAGCTTGACCGCTTGTTTCTACATCAACTATTACTAGGTCAGCTAATGTATTAACGGATAAATCATCTCTAGAAGGTACTAAGTAATCTGCAGCATTTACTTTAAAGACATCTTTTAATTGTTCAACAATCCCTAAGTTTTGCCTTAAAGCTGATTTACCATCTCTTTTTTGAGTTAATACTTCAATACGAATCCTTCTAATATTATAAAGCTTATTTCCACGGTAACCTTGTGGGTTCTCAGCAATTGGTATAACTGTAATAATAGGGAATATTGCTGGATTGGGTACAGGTTCAGTAGCTACCTTTTTAATGCTAGGTAGTTTACCTGTTGATTTGACCTCATCCTTGATATGCTGCGCTATATCTGCGATAAGCTCTTTTGTCGTTGTTGACTGAAAAGTCGCCATTTTTATTTCCTATGTTACAGTATTTTCAAATAATACTTAATAGCCAGTACGAGGATTGTAATCCTTGTCAGCGTAATTTGTGGCATCTGTGCCGTATTCATCGATTTCATAATCGAGTTGTATGGGATTAATATCCCTTGTGCTAAGACCTTTTTCAAGAAAGGCTTCTCCGCGTTGTAGAGCTCTCATCTGTCTAAGATATTGCTCCATATATTTTTCTGCTGAAGCGGAAGCATCTGGTACTTCCTCAGTATAAATTGTATTTAGCACTTGGTTTGCAGCTAGCAAAGCACTTAATTGAACCAAGGCTGATTCATGAGTGTATACCCTAATATAGTGTACGTCCCCATTAAAAAAACTTCCATTCCATAATTCAGTAGGAATAGTTAAAAATGTATCAGTAGTTGTAAAATCACTGGCTGTTGAGCCTGTACCATTTGCCCCTGTTAAATCACTGCTTACTGAAAATGCTGTAGCACTTGTAAAAGTAACAGTATAAACCTGGGTATTACTCAATGATGAAGAAACGGTTAAAGTTTCTGTCCCTGCAGCATTTTGTAATAATAAATTACCCGTTTGGGTATTACCAAATCTTGGAACTGGTGTTGTTGCATACGGAGCTGAAGTAGTTAAAGTACTTCCATAATAAGGTTTCAACTCTGATTTTAATCTAGCATCAGTTCTTGTAATTATACTTCTTAACTCAATTTCTGATAAGACATTAAATGAACTCTCTTCTGCATCATATAGTTGAGGTATTAAATCAACTATGTCTAAAAAATTTGCTATATTGTCTGTAGTAACTGCCATAAGTGCACCTGTAATGTCCCTTTAATTTAAATAATTATTCTATATCTCTTGTATAGTTTTCTAGGATAAACACGGAGAAACCAATTATAATAATTGGTTTCCCTTAAAAGTTATTTCTTTTTGTCTTTTTTCGCTGGAGCAGATTTCTTAGCTTTTTTAACAACTTCAACCTTTTTACCATTACCGTAAAGGCCCCTACGATCTGACTTAAGTTCTAATAGTCTTTTAATTTTCATAGTAAGTTTTCTCCTCCTCTGAAATAGGGACCGGAATATCAGGCCCCTATTTAAGAGTTATGTTCTAGATCAGTATTATTAAGCAGTACACTTAGTAATGTATCTCCAATCAGTGTGGCCTACGCCAGCATGATAAGAGAATCTGAATCTTGATACAATCTGGTTAGTGAACGCTAATTCGCTGTTAGCACCTTGTGATTCAGTTGCTGGAGCATAAACGTTTAACCATTTAATTTGCTTAGCAAAATCACCCATGTACCAGTCAGATGAACTTGACAAGAATACAGATGAAGCAATGTTCAATCCGCCTTGTGCAAGATCATTTACCGGGTTATAGGTAGGTGACACAACGTCCTGTTGTCCACCACCAAGCATTTGGCTGTTCATGATTTGGAAAGCTTTTGCTTTCAATGCAGCAGGAACAAGTAGAGTATTAGGAACAATATCTATTTTGTTTCCAGCTTCATCAACCATAGCAGCAAATCCTTGGTAGACTGCGTCAATATCAGTAAAGTCTGCTAATGCATTAGAAGCAATCAAGTTATCGTTAACTTGACCATCTAAAGCACTGTGATCGTTCGAATACATCGTAGCAGCGTTTCTTGCTGTGCCTTTGTAGATAGCAGCTGAAGAAGCAGCTTCTTCAAATGCTGATCTAGCAGCAACTTCGACAGTTTCGATAATCATCTTTTGTTTATGATGACCAGCGGCTCTACCGATGTCTCTAGCTCTTGCAAGAACTTCGCCTGTACGATCTTCAAAGATAACTTCTCTTGTTAGAGAAATCATTCTACCAAAATCTGCCATCTTGATAGTCCAGTTTTTCTCTCCCATTGAAGTTTCTTCGTATGCCATCCCCTGTCTTCTTAACAACGGTGTAGTATCGCCAGCTGTGAAACCAACAACTAATTCCTCATCAGTTCTTGAAGCTTGTGCTTCAGTAATAAGGTTTTGTGCTGATCCAACTGCCAATTCATATTCATTGATAATATCGGAGTGGATGATTTTTTGTGCAACGTTTGGAAACGCTGATGAATTTAAAGCTTCAGAAACTCTAGCTGCTGATTCTGAAATCGGGCAGTCAACTAATTCTTCATAAACTTGTCTTAAAGAAATATCTTTAGTATTTAGTTTACCTTCATTAATTAAATCGCCGATTTGGTCAGCTGCTGCGTTAGCACCTTCATAAAGGTTACCGCCGTGTTCTTGTACTTTAGACTCAACAAGGTTTTTAATTAATCCATTTTTCATGATTTATTTTCTCCTTATGTTATTAAGCTGCAACGCTAAATAGTTTCTGTAAACTTACTACATCGACCAAAACCTTCAAAGAGGTTGCAGAAGTTTTATATTCTAATGAATGCGCAATTGTGTTTGCGTCCGGTGAAGCTGTTTCTAGAGTGCCGTTTGAAGCATTCATAGAAAGACTTTGACCAGGTATATATGTAGCAGATTCGGTTGGTACCTCAACAATAGCTTTAAGGTAAACCATAATCTGATCTGGTCCGTCTGCGTCTTCGGATAAAGTTCCACAAACACCAATGAAAGTCGCATCATCAGTAGCAGCGTTCATCTTCTCTACACCAGTGGAAGCAAAATTTAAAAAGTCTCCAATTTGTAGATCATCGCCCGCTGTTTTCTTTGCAAGAACAAGTCTTCCAAAGATAGGATCGCCATATTGTAATATAGCACTAGCTTTTAAGTCAGCCATGTTAATCTCCTTTTACAGTTTGATTTTTCTTTCATTAATTATGCCAGAATCTACCCTAATTATCTAATTGGGGTATATGATTTCATGGACTTGACCAGATCATCTAAGTTAACTTCAGGGGTAGCTGGTGCTTCCTCTTCTTCTTTAACTTCTGCTTCTGGTTGTACTTCTTCGTTTTCACCTTCTTCAAGTCTTGCCCCATTTTCTGTGACATCACCTGAAACTGATTCAACAAGTTGCTTACGATCTGCGATACGTTTTGCAACTTCTTCTTCGCTGTCAACCTTCATAAGATCTTCAACAAAGACTTCTGAAACGTATGAGTTTTCCAAACCGCTATCCTCGATAGCCTTTTGGACTTCTCTACGTTTGCTAGCCACTTGCTCCTTAAGTTCGAATTCATCGACTTTAGCGCGGAGTTCGTCAGCTTCTTTTGAAGCCTCTTCTAGCTTAGTCTCTAAGCTTTTTACTTTTGCTTCTTCTTCAGCAACCTTAGCTGCTTGTTTTTCGGCATTAGCTTTTTGCTCTTCAATCTCTTTTTGAGCTTCTAAACGAATCTCTTCAAAAAGATTTGGATACTGTGCTGAAAAGGATTCTTTTGTAAACTCAACAGTTTTGCTGTTATCGCTCATTTCAGAGTCCTCCGTAGTTAAATCTGAAGATTCTTCTTCAGATTGGTTAGTAACGAGTTTAGCGACCCCGGAACCCCAATTTTCCAGAATTTGGTCTAGTTCTTGATAAGCTTTTTGAATTTCTTCACTAGCTTGTATTTCAACAACTCCACCGCCTGCTGATGGGTAAGTAACGAAGTCTACGGAATTAAGGAAAACAATTTCCTCAACTACGTATTTCTGGCGTCTTTCTGTTTCTTCATCTTCTTGTGCTTCATAAGGCTTAATCTTAGCCCTAGCATCAATAGATGCTCCAACTTGACCCGGAAATTTTTTGGCCATCTCGTATAGCCAGTTTGTAGCAGGATTATCTACCATCTCTACTACAGCATAAGCAGCGCCATCTTTTTTATAAGAATCTACAGCTACTGCTACTAAATCTTTGAATGATCTACCCTGTCTCATGCCAGCAGCATGATCCATGTACATTTGAGGTCTTTTGGTTATATGATCTGCAACAGATTCTGCTACATCTTTTGAATAGTAGTATCCGTTTTTAGACCAACCTTCTCTGATTAACTTAACGGCCATCTTTTTGTTTTTACCCTTTTCTGCTTCAAGCGCTCTAACTTCAAGATTCTCAGTTACTTGAATTTCATTAGGTAAGACATTGTTAATGTCAGGTTGAGTTTGCCCTAAGTTTGGAATATTTTCGTTGTTCATAATATATTTGTCCAATAATTACTTTTAATTTACAGTTACCGCTGCACGGTGGTAAATGTTCCCTATTAATATAATTCTCTTTTTCTAGGATAAACAAGGATATTTTGGGATTCCTGCCTAAAAAAATTTACTCAGGCTCTGTATATGTTTCTAAAAGCTTATGAGTTCTTTCTTTTTCTTTTACATCGTTTGCTGATGTTCCTAATATCTTTAATTCTAAACTACCGTAATAGTTCCCTTTATTAAAACGTTCTAGGATAAAAAGTAAACTCATCCAAAACGGAGTACCTTTACCAAATTTATTAACATCAAAAGATTTATCTAAAGCTTCCATTACACGATCTTTAATCATATCTCTTTGCTCTTTAGTATAATCTGCTATTTTCATTTTAGTTCCTTTCCATCCCAAAGGAAAGCCACTATTCTATCGAGTCTTCTTACGTCTTCTTCTCTTTTTCTTACGATGGTCTCCTCCTTTTTCTGGATGAAGTTTATTATGTTTAGCTGGTGTCACTAGAACAAGATTCTTTTTGCTAGAATTCTTTTTATTATGATCTTTGTGATGAACGATTTTACCATCATTCTTTTTAGCACCTGCCTTCTTTCTATAATAGGTCTTACTAATACCGCCTTTCCAGCGACCATTAGCTTTACCCACTCTTGCCATTGGCGATTTCTTTTTACGAGCCATTATTTCTTTTTACTTTTTCTCTTTTTTGCTTTCTTCTTTTTAGGCTTTTTTGTTTCAAAGTCAAATACATTTGTCTTCCAAATGTAAGCCCATATTAAAGCTGCGCAAAGTAGTAATATAAATATTAATAAGTTGTTCATGTTATCTCCAGTCCCATAGTTTAATTAAATTATATGAAACCCCTATACCAATAATAGGTTCTGTTAACCCTGTAGTAGTATTATAGGCAACACCTAAGAAAGGACCTAAACTAAATTGATTTCTTGGAGGCTCAATCTTTTGAGGTTCTCCTTGTCCTCTTATAGTTATACCACCTAAATAAGTTTCATCAATATAAGAAACAAATGTATCTTTATCTAGTTTCTCTATTTTTGGTGATACAACAATTTCACCTGTTGTAATCACATCAACTTTTTTAGTGGTTAGGTATTGATTTTCCCAGGCTACTAATACTTGCCCTTTAGTTTCATACTGTCCCACCCTATTAACTTGTTTATCTTCAAATTCAAAACGTTTGTTCCCATTAATAGAAAGCATAGGCTTTAAATTCAGAGTATCAATCCTTTCTTCAAGGATTCTTATTTTAGCTAATAGTGTAGCATTTTCTTTTCCGCGAGTCTTATCATGCTCTTCTAAACTAGATAATAATCGCTCTTTTTCGTCTATTAATAAATTAACCTTATTTTTTAAATCTTCTATCTGACTTTCTTGGGATGTTACGATTGAAGTTAATTCACCAACCTTATCTTCGTTAATTCCATGAACCCAGTAAATAAAAGCTAGCGATATTAAAAGAGGTATTAAGTCTTTAAAGTATTTGACTAACTGCATTATAGATTGCTTCTTTTAAAGCTCCACCTATTTCAGATCTATCAAAAGGTAAGTCTTCCTCAATTTGAAACCCTCGGGCATTAATCTTTTTATCAACAGTTCCTGTTCCGTTGCCCGTAACTATTTTACCAGTCTTATTATTTTTTAATTCAACTACAACTCTAACTTCAGTAGTTTGACTTTGTGTTCTAAATAAACCTAATACGGTAGCAGACTTTCTTGGGCTTCCTAAATATACAACTCTAGCAGTCATTTCAAAATCTGAATCGTTTTCAACCAATTCATATCTAGAGTCCATAACGTTTTCTTCTAAGATATTTGTAATACCTAAAAATACTCTAGTATCTTCAAGGCCTTGAACTTCAGCTTGATTAACAAAATTGTTAATACTTAGAGTTGGTACTTTTAAATCGTCTTGCCCAATTATAGTTGGCTGCGGTAATTGAGCTTGTGCAAACCCAATAAGTAATATTATTAATAATCTTTTCATTATGTCTCCTTAAAAATTTGCCCCAAATACTATGGAGTAATTTATGTTTCTTTCGCCTAAATCATTTACTAAAGTGTTATACCCAACATTAAAACCTAAATTAATTTTAAACGTTTCAGTAAATTTAAAATCAATATTGAAGCCCGGATATAATAATATCGGACTTTCCAGTATCAAATATTTCTTATCAACTTTAAATCCTTCATAATACCTAAATAAAGTGTAACTCATAAATGCTTGTAAGTTTAAAGTATTATTATTCTTTAACTCAATAGGGTAACGATATCCATACATTGTATTGATATTAAAAAAGCTTTCATCAGTTATTCTACCAATACTAGAGCTTATTAATCCTATTTGAAGTAAATCACCTTTAATTAATTTACCGTAGTTTCCTGTAATTAACCAGTCACTACCTTCAAAAGTTTGGTAATACAATAATCCCGCATTCCAAAAAACACTTTGATTTTTGCCTTTAAATTTATGACTTCTCCCATGTAAACCCAAGATTTTCTTTAGGTCTAGGGTAACATTGAGTGTATAGTTCATTTCTTGAGTTAAATCAAAATTCTCTTCAGTATATACAGAATTTAAAGAAGTGACTATACCGTAATCATAAAAAGTATTTACAATGTCTCCCCCTACAAAGCTAGGTTCTCCTACACCTATGTCTTCTTCATCTTCAGATTCTAATTCATTTTCTAGGTTTATTGATATTGCAGAAGCCAATACTTCTTCTGCTACATTTACAGCACAAGGAAAAAGGGCTTCATATTCACGGTAAACTTGTTGGGTCCAATTTTCTAATGTTCCGTCTATTACTTGAGCAAAAGTAAAATACCTACGTTTATTATAATAAGTTACCCAGAATCCACCCTGTGCGGGTTCAGTAGTATATGTAAGATTTATAACTTGTTGATTACAAGGGTCTATATAATTGTAGCCAAAAGATTGAGGATAGGCTAAACTAATTAGCAGAATAAATAAAAAGACTTTCATTCATTTTACCAACCACGTTTTTCCATCCTTCTTAATACATTAGCCACAGCTGTTATAACAGCGCCTGTAGTTGCAAATGATACAGTTGATTGGTCGAATGACATATCCATATTTTTTAGAAATCCTTCACCTTCTTGAGTTGATGTTCCTAACCCACTTCCAGTAATATATCTTCCGGTTTCTACGCTTACTAAACGAACTTGAATACCAACCATAGTCTTGTTAGATATTTTAGCTTTTCTTCTGTTTACTCTTTCTTCTTTAGATACTGCAAAATCATAGAGTTCTGCGTATACAAAATATTTTGTTTGAGCAAATTTACCTACACTATCTAATTCTTTGTCTAGTAAACCGTTAACACTTCTTTCCCATTCTTTCACCATTCTATTTACGACTTCTTGTTTTTCCTCAACAAAATAAAATCTACCCGCTTCTTCTAGCACTTCGATGATACGCTGGGTAACTCCAAATCCAACTCTCTTATCTTGTAATTCAGGGTATTGATTAATAATGTTTTGAGGAATACTAATCTGTATTAATTGAACACCTTCTGGTTCTCCGTCGTACCATTTAATATCGTCTAATGTTTTTTCTGCTTCATAGCTAGCAATCTTTGATTGGACTTTAACACTGCCACTTTGAGTATAACAAGCACTTAATAAAAATGGCAAAACAAGTAATGTATATAGCTTATTCATTAGTTATTAAACCTTTTCAATGGATCATCATTAAGTTTCTCAAGTTCTTTTGATAAACCTTTAACATCTCTTTTTAATCCATTTATATCAGTTTTAATATCAGATAAATCAACGCCTTCATATCCATCAATCTTTTCAGTTAGATAGTCAATACGTTTTTCAAAATCCTCTAATTTTTGGCCAACTAGTTCAATATCAGATGCATCTGCAAATCCCTGAACTACTGCCTCTAGTGAATCTATTCTACCAGTAAAAGTATACCACCCAGCTATTAAACTTGATAGTACAGTTACTAATGCTATAATGTTTTGAATTGATAATCCAAATTTTGCGTTCTTTAAATTATCTAATGCTTTTTCGGCGTCTACTTGTTTTGCCATCTTTTACTCCTTATTTGCCTTTGTATTTAAACCATTTACTTTTGCATTCGTCCAAGTCTGCATAATTATATAATGCATAATGGATTGCAAATCCTAGTAATAGTCCTATGATTAATTCAGTCATTGTTATTCTCCTTATATTTCAAACCCTAATGATAGCATAAAGGTTTTGTTGTGAAAACTATCTGGATTAAATAAAAATCCTATATCTAATCCTAAGCCTTTGGCTTCAACTCCCGCTCCCACAGTAAAGTAATCTACTTCGTATTCAGGTTCCGTGTAATATCCAATTCGAATATCAAATAAATCTTGATAAGCATATTCAGTACCAAATCCTAATGAATAATGCTCTTGGTAAAGTTTAGTATCAACCGCAGCAGTAAAACCATTAGCGGTTGTGTATTTAAAGCCCACTCCTAAAGAGGTGGGTAATTCTAATTCAGTATCAACAAAACTATTTTTAGTTCCTAAGTCTTTTAATACTAATGCTAATGCAATATAATTATCCCCAAGCATCCATTCTTTATATGACCCTAAATCAAAGCCATAACTATTTCCAATATCAACTGAGTCTAAAAAATCATGGCTATAAATATTAAATCTACCGCCTAATTGCCACTCTTTAAAGTATCCTCCATAAGTAACTCCCAATCGATAAGATGAAGAATCAAAAGTACCTAATACAATACCTGAAGCATCAGCTTCAACTTGACTACCATAATTAAAATAAAATAATTCAACACCAAAGCCTTTTGAACTTGTGTACATTATATTTTGATAACTCATGTCATTTGTAAGATCAGGAAGCCAAGTTACATTAGTTAGTTCTGCATAATCTTTATCTAATGTAATAAGGGCTGGGTTATGGTAAAGGTTTTGAATATTACCATGTGCCATACCTGTGTTACCCATACCAGAACTGTAAACACTTGGATTAATTGTAAAAACTTGATTTGCTTGAGCAAATAAACTGGTTGATAATAATAGTGTGATTAAATATCTCATTTGATTACCGTAAATTTCTTTGATTTAATTCTGTTATCTGTTTCTAATACAAATAGGTAAATACCTGGTTTTAAAGTTTCATAGCCTAAAAATACTGATACTTCTGGTAGCCAAACGTTAGGACTGTTTGTAAAATCAAAAGTATGAATACCTTCTGATACTTGTTCGTTTAATACAACCCCTATCAATTGGCCAACAGGGTTATATATACTAATTTTAGCGTTACCTGTTTCTTCCATAAAGAATTGAAAATTAGCTGATTGAGCAAACGGATTTGGATAGATATACGTTATATCATCTTCTTCTGGTTTACCGCCACCAAACGCCCAATACTTGTTCCAAACCATTATTGTACCATCTTGTCTTTGCATTAGTAAATCATCACCGTTTGGGTTACCAGCATTTGCTTTACCTACAAAGGTTAAATCAGCTTCGGTCCATTCAGCATCAGGGAAATCTGCGGTGAATACTAACTCTAGCCCAACCATCTCTTCTGTTATATAATATGATTGTGGAGCATTGTTAGGTGAGTTGTCTAGTCCACCAAAACTAATTGTTTTATATCCTAATTCGTCAACTTCACTTTCATTTAAGTAAGTTAACCAAGGGCCTGGTAATAAACCTGTTTGAGCATCTATAAAAGTTAATTCATTTGTGTTATATTTAAATTCAAATTCAAATCCCGCAATATTAATTGGTTCGCCCTGTTCATCTAATTGTGGAGATATAGTTAGAGGGACTACAACTTGATTACCTGATTGAACTTTAACAGTAGAATCAGCTGGTAATGATAAAAGTACATCTGGATTTGTTAATGTTGATTTTAAACTTCTTTCCATTGTTCTAGACCAACCATCCGGTGCAGTACCACTACCCCAACGATAATAAGTAGT